TGAGCTTCAATTCTGTGGCGATGTCAGCCCCGGCATAGATGTTGCCAAACAGCCCGCCATAAAAACGGAACTTCGGATCAGCGTTGAAGTCCTTTTCAAACTGAGTCATTCTCTCTAACAACCTATCCTTTGCTTCGGGCATCTCACGCAAAACGTGTTGTACAAATATAGGGCCTGCCCAGCCGTAGTTTTGATTGAGCAGATCAAGGACGGGGTGCTTAATCAGCGAAGGCATGCTAGGCGGGCGCTTGATCTCAAACTGAAGGAGGCGAGCCATCTCCCCCTGAGCGCCCTTACGATGGTCGTTCAGCTTTACATAGACGTTAGAGTTGCCCGTCATGATGGTTATGCAAGCAAACGGATCGAAGTTGGTTCGCTCCACGTTTGCGTTTGAGGACATGCGGACCTTCGACTTGCCGATCTGAAAGGAGTAGATAAGTTCGCTCAGTTCGTAGTCGGCCATGTTGGTGGTTTCGTCCATACCAAAGGGGGTGCTGTTTTGCACGGCTACCCGCTGAAGTCGTCCGTTCGCCGTACCTTCTTTAATGAACAGGCCCTGCGGCTCACCCCAAATAGACAGGGCACCGAACATGCTGATCGTTTTGCCCGTACCGGAACGACTGCTATAGGCGTTGATGACTGCACCATGGCCGGGGTTGATTTTGCAAAGGACCGATCCGAACCCTGCTAGTGCAACGAAGGCGTGAAGCTCAAACCCCGGTGCATTAAATTGCTGGAATGCGTGTTTCCATGTGTCGAGCGTACCTCCTACATTCTGAAGTCGGGATACTTCCCTTGTGATACTCGTTACAGGCATGGGCGAAGAGGTGCCGTCCCTGAAATATTCGATGCCCCCATGGGCAAAGGAAGAGAGATCATTCGACCATCCAAGTTGAGAACGTAACATTTTTGCCGCCGTTGTCTTTTGTAAGTATTCGGCCCACTTGCGTGTGTATTCCATGAGATACATCCAGTTAGATGCGGTAGCGGTAACGCCTAGTCCGCCGAGGTCTTTTTGAAAGAGTTCCTTTGATGCCATGCGGCTTAGCTGTAGCTGCATACTCCTCGTTGCATCATTGGGCAAATGAATCTCTATATCAACGACCTCGCCTACGTCTCGGGTCAGGTACCGCTTTGTTACCTCAAGGTCAAATGGGAAGATAAGGACATCTTCATCGGGTTCGTCTGCTTCATCTTTTTTGCCCTTCTTGCCCTGCACCCTCTTATAAATTCCTGCGTCAGGACCACGAAAGAAAGGAAACAGATCGGGGGGGAATGGATCGCGTTGTCTTGTGCCTTGCGGCTCGGGCGGCTTTAACTCTTTGTGCAGCTTGATCGGGTTGTCGATCACACCCCTGTTGACGCAGCCCTCGCAGCCCTTGGGGTTAACGGATTCAAAGGCTTTGCATCCATACGGCCCCTTCGTTTCAGACGCTTTCTTCTCGGTCGCCTCGGGGGTGTACTCATGATGCTTGGACGAAATCCAATGGATCGCTTTCTCGCCGTCGGTGCAGGCATGAGCAACAGACAACGCTGCCCGCCAAAGGGGTTCGTCAGTTGTCGCTTGATTTATAAACGCTTCGTTAAGCTGGAGACAACCTTGTGCCCCCATCTTCAGTATCTTTTTGAACGAGGTTAGGAAGTCCCCGCGCTTACCCTCAAGGAAAGCCTTTGTCGCTTCGTCAATCTCTGCCCGAATGAACCCCTCAAGCGGAGCGGCTTTCTCTACAACTATGCCTATAGCTTCTGAGGCATCTTCGATGATCTGCTTAAGTTCAGAAAATGTGTGTGGCTCAGCGTCGGCCAATAACTTCGACTGACGTTTTCTATTTGTTGTGTCGGGGCAGCGCATCAGCCGAGCGGAATCCGCCGGGACAGCCGGGTCGAAGATCAAACCATGCGCTGAACACAGACTCTTGAACGCTTTTGCTACTGCATTCCAGTCAGTAGCCTCGACCGCTTCGGTGAAGGGCCAATAGAAATGTAGTCCGTATCCTGAATCTACGATAACACTTTCGGGTAAGCCAATCGTCTCAATAAACTTGAGCGTCTCGGTTAAGCCTTCTTTCTTATTATCGTAGTTGTTCTTCTTGTCCCGACCCTTGCAGTCGATGTCTAGGAACAGGGCGCGTACTTGCAGGCATTCTTTCTGAACCCGCCGCTTTCCTTCGTACACTCCCGGTGTAAAATAAACATTATTACCCTCGACATTTTTAAGATCGTTTACAACCTCGACTATTTCGTTCTTGTCTTTTAGTAAGTAAGTTTTTACGACCCCGTTGTTGATAGACGCTACACAGTAGTGCCCTTGGTCGGGCAGTATTTTTTCATAGAACTGCTGCACGGAAGTCCCCGAAAATTAGGGGGGACCGAGGCCCCCCCTTCCGTTGCGTTAGGTAGGTTTACTGCGCGGGAGCGCACAGCGACTCTACAAACTTTTCGTTCTCAAACCGGTTAGGCTTTGGGAGTTCGCCGGAGTCCAAAGATTTCTTGATGACTTCCACAAACTCTTGCACTCGGGGGCGGCGCTCCTCTCGGATCTTGCTCCCCTTCATCCACCGGTAGACCGCGCCTCGGGTGACGCCTAAGACTTTAGCCACAGCAGCGGGAGAAAGTTTTGCTTCTACGCACAACTTTGCAAGCTCAACGCTCATCGCATTGAACTGCCCCGCTTCCAAGACTTTGATTCTTTCGACTGTCTTTCGGGCGTAAGCAGGTTTGTTCATACCCTTCCCGACTTTTTCGATCATGCTTCATCCTCATCATCTGCATCCAACTCCTCGATAAGCGAGCGGAGCTTGGCGTCTTTGTCAGGAGATGCGGCGGGCTTCTCTACTTCCTTCGCTTTCTTCACGACCGGTGCGGCGTCTTCAACGTCCTCCACCACAGCCTTCGGGGCGGGCTTGGTTTTAGGAGCGGGAAGAGCAACCTTGTCGGTCTGCGATACGGTCAGGCGAAGGGCACTCAAAGCTGCCGGGTCTTCTGCGCGAGCGCGGATGATATCAAACTCGTCCTCTTTCAGGGGTTCGATAGGACGGAAATTGATGCGGCCCTTGTTCACCAAGTCGAACTTCATCTCAGTGACTGCTGCGCCAACGGGGATTCCGTTGTTGCCAAGGTACTGAACGTAGGGTTTCAGCGGCCACTTGTTCGGCTCGCCTTGTCCATACACCGACGTAGCGGGCAGGTTGAACTGATAGATCGGACCTTTGAGGTCATCCGACAGGACGACAGCCAGCCTACGGCTAGTGCGGCAAGCCTTACCTTCACCCGACGGGGACGACCCTTTAATGTTGTTAGGGCAGTCGGCACAGGTCTTAGCTTGCGGGGCGACTACCCCCGAATCCGGTCTGACATTGTCAGAACTCCAGCACACGGGCGGGCTGGTTTCGCCTTCCCTGTAAGCGCCCTCGTAGAAGGTGCGGGAGTCATTCTGCGCCATACGGACGATCACGACCTTGATGAAACGCTCCTCACGGGTGGCGATAACCTTGCCATCCACGACCATGCTGAACGCGCCATTGGCAGTCGAGATCCTATGCCCACCCCGACCACCGCCCATCATGGACTTGGTGTCTTCGTCAAGCTCGACGGTCTTGAGGTAGGAGGGGAGATTACCTTTGAAGAGAGAAAGTTCGCTCATTTTTGACTCGACTAGATTGGTTTGATTATTTGGCTTTACGGACAACAACCGCGTATTCGCGGTGAACATTCAGACCTTCCGGCCTGAGATCGGGATTAAGCTCTAAGAACTCCTTCATTGCTCCTTGGTGAATACGTTTTTCAAATAGGTCAAGCGCGTCGTTGTCCTTCACAAACCGACGAAATGAGTCCCAATCGTTCGTGAACCAACGCTCTTTAACCACGCGGGATGCCGTGCCGAAAGGGGTTCTAACACCCTCAGCACCTGTCTCTTTGCAGAACTCCAGCAGCCTGCCCTCGATAGTAGCGATCTTGTCTAGGAGCTTTTCGTCTTCGGCTTCGTATTCGGACTTGAGCAGGGCACGGGCGTCACGCAGTTTGATATAGGCTTTGACCAATTTGTCGGCGGGTATCGTATCCATGTTTGATTAGTCTCAGTAAGTTTAGGTAAGTGTCTGATTCGACAGTGGAGTATTAGTGTACTACGACTGTTCTTTTGAGTCAAGAGTTGAGTGTGTCGGGAATGTAAATCATACCTCCTTGTAGAGAGCGACCAACTGTTCGTGAAGGTTCTTCTTTTCTTGCAGGGCTTTGTAAATCTTGCGCTCGATAGGGCTGCCCTGCAAATGCCACACAGTCATCTTGTTCTTCTGACCAACACGGTCGATGCGGGCGATACATTGTAAGTATGTCTCTACCGACATGACGGGCGACCAAAAGACGATGTTGTCCGCAGCAGTCAGGGTCACTCCATGCGAAGCAGACTGGGGTTGAATAATCAAAACTTTCGGGTCCGGGGAAGTCTGAAATCTTTGAAAGATATCAGTGCGGTTTCCAAGAGAGACATCACCATTTATCACCTCCGCCCGGATTCCCTTTTTGTCCAAGAAATCCTTAACTACTGTGATCGTGTGGCGATAGGGCACGAATACCAGCGCCTTGTTCTCTGTTTGGTCGAGGACCTCTTGCAGGACATTCAGCCGATTGGATACATCGAACTCAAGGACATCGCTTTCGTCTGTGTATACGGCACCGCCGGATATCTGTAGAAGCTTCTGTAATTGTGTCGCGGCGTTTATAGCCGTTACCTCTTCACCGCCTGCGGTGAATAACATTTCGTTCCTGAGCTTTTCGTAATATCTCAACTGTTGCGCGGTCAAATTCACATCCCGCGTCATGTACATCACCTCGGGCAGATCCAAGCATTCGTCCTTGGTGAACCGGATCGCTGGCTGAAGCGCCGCGTGAACTATCTCTTTGGCTTTGGGTTTCGGTATCCATTTGAACTGTGTAATTTTCTGCATTGTTAAGTCTTGCCATGATCCCTTTGTTCTTGGGATTTTCTCAGGGCAGACCAGCTTCGCTAACCCGTAGGCATCGACCGGCGACTGTGCGGCAGGAGTTCCTGTCATCAGCCACAGCCTAGTGTTGGGCTTCACTATTTTATTCACGAGCTTCCACCTTCTTGTGGAAGTATTCTTTAGGTTCGTAGCTTCGTCACAGATGATTAGATCGAAACCGCTGCTAATTATTTCGTCTTGGACGATCTCGATCCCATCGTAGTTAATGATTACGAACTCAGCGTCTCCTTGTATAGCGGCCTTCCTTACTTTCGCACTACCGTATGCGACTTCTACCCTGCGGCTCATTACGGTCTTGAACAGATCCGCTTGCCATGCTGAGGACATGATCGACAGGGGGCAGATGATTAACACACGTTTAACTTTGCCTATCTTCATCAGGTAGTCCGCTGCCCATGCGGCAGATGCCGTCTTACCTGTCCCCGCCTCGTTAAGCACAAAACACTTCTTGTGCAGAGTAAGAAAAGATGCTGTCTCCTTCTGGTGTTGGAACGGCTTGAACATTCCGCTCCACTTGTACCTGCTTTCAATCGGGGAGGGGGATCTCTTAAATCCTAGATTCTTTAAGACGATTGTTTCGTCTAGGCCCCAATTGACTGCTACCTGATACATCGTCCCCTTCGGATGGTCCATCTCATCCACAACCCGACTCTTTGGTATAGAGGAGGTGATCTTCGCTGGGTTGTGCGTGTTAATCAGCAGCAGTTTGTTTTCCACTATTTGCATGGTTGTATCCAAAAGAGGAAAGGCAAATAGGGCGAATACGGTTTCCGTATTGCCCTACCGAACCTGCGTAGCCTGACGGCCATAAAGGAGGGGACTAGCCCGCTACACTGACGGAGTTTCCAGTCGCTACCACCGTAGCTCTACAGCACCACCACACCCGCCTAACGTGATGCTACAGACATGAACACTATTTAGTCGTTCTTCTTCATTGAACCATCTTTGTTGCGGCTAAACGAACGGTTCTTAGAAGGAGTCGTCAATCTCAAATTGCTCGGAGCGTTAGTGCCACCCTTGGACAACGCTACCACATGGTCGATGTCTTTGCCTTTACGGTCTACACCTTTAGCATCCATCGCCCTACGCGCCCGCGCCCGAGCCGCCCGTGCGGGCTTCTCGTCACGTTTCTGTTGCATTTCCCATTCATGTTTGTAGGGACGGGGCGACTTGGTGTAGGGCATATTTGTATCTAAAACTTATTTCTAGGACGCCAATATTTGCACGACTCTACAGGACACCAGCCGCACAATCCCGACGACTTGGCATTAAACACTCCGTAGTGCATGGAGTTCCTGAGCCTCGTCAATGTCTCTTGGAACCTTGGGGGGAAGTCCGTCAGTTCCGCTCGCTTATATTGCACCTTAACGAAGTCCCGCGCAACAGAAAACAGAAGCCCAGCCTTGACGGTTTCGATTTCAGGGAAGTGCTTGAACACCATTAGAGCCATAAGCTCAAGCTGCCCCGTATCCGCGTACCTCGGTGATCCCGTCTTGTAGTCCACAACAACAGCACGGCCCTTGTCTCGGTCAAGGATGATTAAGTCTGCTATACCTCTACAAAAATAATCAGGGTCACCAAATGAGCAGGGGGACAGGTCTTCCCGTAGTCCCATCTCATGCTCGCAGAGTTTCTCCCCTGATATGGCAATCAACGCATCAAGTTGTGGCTGCATAAAAGAAAAGGCCCCCGGTAAGGGGGTGCCATCTCTGACGTAATCTTCCGCTGCCTTGTGGACTTCGGTGCCATACATCGCTGCTTCGCCGGGTGAATCTTGTACGTCTTTAGCTACCTTAAGATGAAAGTATTTCTTAGGGCAGTTCTCGTAAGTCTTAAGCCCGCTGAAGCTCCACTTGATAGGGGATACCATTGTTGTCATTTAAGAGCTTCATGTTTTGACTGAGTAACCTCGATTCTACCGCAATTAGGGTAGCGAGTTCACCCGCCCTCTCAAAATGATGCTTCAGGACCGCCTCCTCGATCCCACGGGTATGTTGTTTGATCCTAATTAGATTCTCTGCGTAGTCAATAAGTTCTGTGTCAGCCATCAAGTACCACCGTAGGAAAAGTCAACGCCTGATTCACAGGCGACAGGTAACCCATCGGCCCAATCGGGCACGAAGCTCATGCACTTCTCGATGAATGCTACGGCCTCGTCCTTTTCTTCTTCGGGAGCAACGATGACAGCCGCATCGTGGACGGTCAGGACGGGTCGGTAGCGTTTAGATATTAGCAGCATCTGTTCAGCCACGACACAACGAGCCAGCCCTTGCACGGCATTTTCTACCAGCGTACCGAACCAAATACCCTCGATGCCCTTACGACTCTTGTAAAAGAACTTCGGTTTGCCTGCTACTTCCCTAGCGTGAAGCTCGGGGTAGCGGATCTTGTATCCGTTGGGCAGGACGATCCCGCTTCCGTCAAAAACAGCGGTCGAATAATCCACGCCTATATCACATGCACGACCGAAAAGCATTTCTCTTAACGCCCAATCAGCTTGCTGCCAAAGACCCACAATGCTGAAATTACTTTCGCGGTAGATATGAATAATCTTTTTGCACTCGTCGTCGGGTAGTTTGACGCCGTTTGCGTTCAATTCTGATTGCAGTTTCTTCCAGCCCGTACCAAACCCGCACCCAAGCACCACGGTCTTGGCAAGGAAGCGTTCTTCCTTCGTAATGTCCTCGGGCTTCTTGTTATAGATCCTGCTGCCCATCAGCCGGTAAACGTCTTGCTTATTTCTAAAAGCTTCCAGCAAATCATCTTGCCCCGCCCACCAAGCGACAACCCGCGCCTCAATCTGTGAGGAGTCACAGTTAATAACTACATGGCCGGGGGGTGCAGTGATTGAGTTCTTGAGTGCCTTCTTCTTGGGGTCGCGGCTAGGTAGGTTCTGAAGGTTGATCTTCTCTTTGCCACTCCATCGGCCGGTGTGCGCGCCACAATAGTTCAGCGGAATTGGTAGCTTCTCTGCGTTACGGATGGCGATCTGTGTAAAGTTCTCGATCCGCCCCTGCTCCATTGTGGACTTGGTGTTCAACCTGATACCGCACAGAAGCTGCACGAAGTCATCTTCGCTTTCTTGTAGCTCGATGAACCCTTCATCTTTCTTCCCCAGAGCGGGGATCATTTTTTCAGGGTTGGTAGGCGACGGCTTCATCGGGACTTCGACGCCCCGAGACTCAAGTAACTCTGTAAATTTTGGGTTCGATGCGAGGATCTCCCGCACCTCCTCGGTTGTGCTTACGTTCAAGTCACCCTTGAGGCTATCCAACATAGCCTTCTTCTCTTCTATGACTTCTCTGTAGCGTCGGTGGAGGACACCCCGATCAATCTCCAACACAGGTTCAATGAACATGCGCAGCGTCATGTCAATGAGCTTAAGCTCTATCTTTGGGACCTGCGGGACCAGTTCCATGAACAGATCGTAGGTCAATTCAACGTCGTTGACGCAATACTCCCCGTAGCGAGCGAGATCCTCGGGGGTGAAATCTTGCCTTCTTTTACCGAGTGCATTTATTACTTCGGTACCTTTTACACCTAGCTCATACTTCTTAGCCAAGGCAGCGAGGGACGCGGACTCATGCACCCCATGCGCGAACCGAGCCATGCTCATCGTGTCAGCCCACAGCTTAGGTTTGACCCCGTAGCGCCAGCCCAAGATTGATCCGTCGAACATGGTGTTATGGCAGACGATCAGCGAGCCTGAGAAATCAAATCCGGCTAGAAACTCAGCGACTTCGTCCCCGCTATACCACTGGGTAGCGCCACTGTTCTTTTTAATCGCAAGCCCGATTACCTCAAAACGTGCGTCATTGACGTACTGCTCAGTCGTCAGTTTGGTAAGGGAATAATCCTTGGCGTAGTACGTCTCAAGGTCAATCGTGTATACGTCCATTCACTCTCTCGCCATTACTTTGAGTACACGTTCAAGCGCGTCGATGCTGTCTTCGTTAACAATAAAAGCTGAACCACCCGCCGCCTGAATCTCTTCAAGATTTTTTAGTTGCAGCGCAGTAGCTTTATTATCCCCCGCCTTGCACTCGATACCGATGAAGTTACCCGCTAGGCAGCACACGATATCCGGTACCCCCGACCTACCATACCCACCCGTCACCGGGTAAAAGTAATAGGCCCCGAGTTCCTTAAGGATTGTTGTGACTTTCTTTTTTACCTTGGCTTCTGGGGTCATTCTTTTCCATCTCCGAGATTAACCTCTCAAGGTACCACTGCGCCTTGCGTACATCCTCAAGACGATTTTTAGATTCGTAGCGCCAAAGGTATTTAATTACGTTGCCAACGCAGTACGCTTGCAGCCCCGGCTTGTTGACCGTGGCCGATTCGATTGCGTCGATGCACTCGACTTTACCGTTACGGTAGTGCTGAGGGTTGATGTTGTCCATACTTACTGGATTTCTCCGCTGCTCATATTTATACCATTCAGGTCGTCGTAATACCCTACAACGTCTTTAACCGTGTCTTCCTTAGACCTACCTGCTTGGATAGAAACTTGTGCTAGCCACCACGAAAGTGCGGCTGTAATTGATACAACCCTGTATCCTTTCCCGTTGATTAAAATCTTTGCAATGGCATCAGTTATTTCTTGGCCCTCTTCAATAAACTCCATGTACTTCTTGTCGTCGCTCATGTTCTTTCCTTCGTTTAAGTTTGGCCCTGTATTTCTGTGTACGTTGTGCCGGTGTCATTGCAGTGCGGGGCTTGCGAACATCCTCTCGATCTCCGATCCCGTAAACTTTAAGAACGTATTGCTTGCGGTGGTTCATTCTCCATGCACAGATGTAAGCCGACCCCGCCTTGTGCATCTCGCGGGTGTAATGCAAGACAGTTACATAATGCAACCCCGTCTTCTCGGCTAACTCTTCGCATGTGAACTCGCCAGCTAGCATCTCCTTGACCAGCAACGCGAACGACATCGCGTTAACTTTTATCTGTCTAGGCATGTGTAGGGAGTTTAGGGAGTTTAGTAAGTTTATGCTGCGGGGATAATTGCTTTGGGGTAGGGACAATTTGTCCCCCTCCTTTACACCATTTGCAAATGAATCCCGTGCGGGTAGCAAACGCTGAAGCGCCATATGTGCTGTTACACTTTTTGCAAGTCCTTCGGGCTTTAGTGTCTTTCATGCTGCAACCACC